TAAAGAGAGGTTTTCACCCCTCTTATGCTCTGCTTACGTTTCCTGTCACTTGGAACTCTGCACTAAAACTTACTGCATCTCCAATATCTGCATTTACATTATAACTAGTCATTATACACTCGCCCGAATAATTTACGCCCGAGTAAGGTACATAAGAAAAAGTTCCTGTCAAACCCATTATTCCGTATAACGTGTTATCTACTGTACTATCCCATTTACCTTCAATTGATATTGTTGCATCTTTAAGACCAGCGATATATTCTTTTGAACTATCACCCATCGTGCTTACTTCTGCTGTGTCAGCGCTGATCGGAAAATCAACTGATGTTACATATGCTGTAATGTCGACAGGAGTACCTCCCGAGTTGTCGATTGTAAACGTGCTATCCTTACCATGAGAAAAAGCCATTTTTTAATTCCTCCTTTTAAATTCTATTAAACCCTATTTGAAAAGTTAAATCCTCTCCACCGCCCATTGTCCAAGTTGCTCTTACGTACCGATTTACTGTTCCTGAAAAAGTTATTCTTTCTGACACATGATCTGAGCTTATTGCTGTGAAACTCGCTAGTGTCGCTGCTGTTGCAAAACCCGCGTCTGTGTCATGCTCGATTATTACTTCGACTGTACCTGTCACGTCTGTAGCATGTATAAAAGCACTTCCTCCGTTCGATGAACTTGCCCCGTTGTCATTTCCTGAACTACTTCCCGAGCTTGACTCTTGAGATAATGCGTGTAGTGATATCACACGTTCCCGACCAATAATACTTTGACCTTCTGAACTTATAGATGTTGCGTCTCCGATATCTGAACTTACATTATGACTTGTATTAACTGTTTGCATTGCATATCCTACATTTTCAAACGTGTCGCTCTCGGGATACCAAGTCCATTCCGTTTGCGCTTGACCCAATGCTGTATTTAAAACGTCATCTATTGCGTCTGCAGTTCCATCGTAATATCCTTCAACTGATATTGTTGCGTCTTTTTGCCCAGCGATATATGCTTTTGATGTTAATCCGAACGTGCTGACTTCTGCAGTGTCCGCTGTCTGAGGAGTTTCTATACTTGTGATATAAGCTGTTAGATCATAACCATTACAATACACGTCTGTATTTTTACCATGTACAAATGCCATTATTCAACCTCCTTTTCTGCTAACTTTTTTAATTCTTTATCGTTAAAAATACTAGTCAAATCTTTCTTACTCTCTTTTTTCTTTTTTGGTAATTTCAATATTTTATTTAATTTTGGTAATTTCTTACTTCTATGAAATGCTTCAGCATGCCAAGCGGTAAACAATGCTAAGTTATATTCGTCTTGTTTTTTATCTGCATGATTTTGTGCAAGTAGCTTAAGCTCGTGAGGAGTTAATTCGTAAAGATCCTTAGGTAATAATCCTAAAGTTTTAATACCAATCTCCAAAATAGTTTCCCAAGCGAAAGGTTTTTCATCGCTTGACTCTTCTACTTTTTTCCGAAACTTACCTCAAATGCTTCGGTTATTTTTTCTACTACTTTTTCTAAACTACTATGTTCGTCTATTAAATCTCCAACTTGTTCTTGAGTTAAGTTTTTATCTTCATGACTTAACCCTGCAAAAATTATATCCCTGACATTTGCAATGCTTAAAGAACTCATATCTAATTTCGCTAAAGGTACTTTTAATAAATCTTCTAAAAGTACTAATTGATTTATTCCATATTTTAATTTTCTAACTTTATCTAATTCTATAGTTACAAATGGTTTCATATCTCTCTCCTATTCATAGTAAAAAATATTATATTCTTGCGCTACTCCAAAACTTTTAGTTTCGTCGTCATACAAGTTAAACTCATTTTCCATTAGAGTCGCATTTATAGTGACGCCACCAACTCCTCCGGTAAGTCCGCTATGATCCTGTAGTGCTGCTCTCACGGCTTCACTTACCGATCTAGCGCTTGTTATTGTGTTGTCCCAAACTGTAAATTGCATTGTCGCCATTACAAAGCCTTGGTCTGCACTCATCGTGTGAATTCTTTGAGTTGATATTCTTTGATAAATCAGGAAAGGTGCCGATGCGCTTTGAGGTGCTATTTCTGGATAGACTCTAGTTGAAATTAATGCACTTATACCAGAGTCGGTAGATAAATAAGTATATAATGCTTCTTCAAGTTGCATTAATCTCTCCTCCAAACTTCTTCTATTTTGTTTGTTACTATTTCGTTTATTTTATCTTTTACTCTTTGTTCGTTATTGTCAAATGCGTCTCGCATAAAAGGTCGAGCTGGCATTTTTTTAGTTCCTGCTTCAACTGCAAAAGCATACCTAACCCCTTTCGTCGCTAGTCTCCAACCTTTTGATCCGCTTTTTCGTATTTTCATTTCTTTTAGATTTAAACTATCTCTTAATTTTCCAGTCGCGACCGGTGCGGTTTGTCTGGCTGCTGTTAATACTATTTCAGCTGCTTCACGTGTAGCTTCACTTAAGATTTTTTCAGCTTCCTCCGGCATTACTTCAAATGTTCTTATTAATTCGTCGTATCCGTCGATAAAAATTGCACGCTGTCTAGCTCTACGTCTAGCCATCAGCTCACCACCTTTTCACACATAAGCCACATAAATTTATTTTGTTCATTTATATTTATAACTGCTTTTATATCATAATATGCGCTATTAAAAGATACTCTCATCTTTGGCAATGTACCTGACAAGTATCTAATTCTAAATTTGACGTCGATTCTAGAATGTTCTTGATTAGCTGTCACTGCTTCTCTATTTGCAAACGTATTCATTGTTATAACTTCAGCCCAAGCAGTTCCGAATGTAGACCAAGTGTTTGGATATTCTCCATAACTATTTTGAGTAGTTGATTGTTGCTCTATTGTTATTTTACATTTTAATCCTCCGCAACTCATCTAATCACCACCCAAACACAATGTAATTGTCTAATAAACATTTCACGCTGAAAGGCATTTCGTACGCTTTGTCACTACAAGATATTTCTCTTTTCTCGTACATCTCTGCAACCAAAATAAGGATTGCTTGATAGATTCTTTTTGGTAGCGCGACATAACTATCATTATGCCCTGCTACATATCTAACTCTTACTGCTGCGGTTGGATATTCAGTAAAGGAAGGCCAATCTATATTATAAGCGAGTTGAACTTTTGCGGGAATATAATCATCGTTTAAAATATAATTAGCTGAATCCCAGGTTGTTTCGTCTCCGTCTGAATCTTTGTATTTTATACTAGTTATACTCTGAACTGGACTCATTGGTAATTCAAATGAGTCTTTAATTGGAAATTGATCTAATACATATTCTAAAGTTTGTGTAGCTAAAGCACGTCTTGTATAACTTTCGCAATATTCTCTAGCTGCTGTTATTAGTATACTAATGTAAGTGTCATCATCTGATATTGTTATTCTCATATGTTCTTTTGCTTGAGCTACGCTGACAGGTTCAGTCGAAACGTCTGTTATTATTTTTACGTACACTTAACCACCACCTTTTAAATATCGACATCGACTTTATAATTTCTAATGCTTCTGCATCACTTATAAAATTGTACTGTACTGATTCTCTAACTTGCTGTGCAGTTATTTGACCTTTTAAATATTTCTCTTTTATTCTGTTATACATACTGCACCTCCTAGTATTTAGTTATTAATTGAGTTTTTAATGTTAATGTAGATACTCCGCCAACTTCTGTCGCAACAATTTTGAAGTATGGAGGTAAACACTTAAAACAAATCATCATACTAGATGTTATATTACCCGTTGTTGACTGTATTATAGCTCCGCTGCAACCCCGATAATGATCGACATAAGTTCCGCCTTCTTCTAAGCACCCTTGTAATTTCACATTCCAAGTTCCACTTCCTGTTATCTCAATGTGCAATTGTATTTCGTCAAAATCTTGTTTTGTAAATGCGTACTCTTGTACACTTGAAGTTGTAGTTGTATTTATAGCATTCATTAACGTTGTATTATTATTAGCTCTTGCATACCCCATTACAACGCCCCCAATTCCGCTTGTAGTTCAGCAAGTAAGTCGTTTCTAATCATTATAAATTCTGCTAGTATCATTGCAGCTGGAGATGTTGCTCCTGACGCAACAACCATCACGTCGCCGGGTACATAGTATATTCCGCCAACTGAAAAATTCAAATTACCCATCTGTTGAAAGTTTTGCCAGCTAAATGTTTCTATCCAGCAACCTTCATAACCAAATCTAAAATAAATTTTAAATTCTACTAATTTATTAGCACCGCAAATCGACGCTGGATTCAGCAAGATTGGAAAATAACCTGTCGGTATACTCATAACCGCCTGTCTACTCCAACCCTTCAGAGGTTGTACTGTAGAATAAATTGTAGCAGGTACTCCGTCCGTAACTACTCCGTCTCCGCAATATATTGTTCCAATATTTGGCGCGCATGTGTCTCCAAATTTTCCTATTGTTAATTCTGTATTTGTTCCGCTCGTTTGCACCACAAGTCGATTTATTCTCGAAAATTTATTTGTAGTTAAAACGGCTGTTTGACCGTTCATCGTTATAGTTTCATTTATCTTGTTATAATTTTCATCTAATCCT